TTAATCCTTCGCATTATGTGCAGGACAGAGAACCATGAAGATCCGTCCGATGAACTATTGAGGGAGATTATCGAAACCGTTATTGCTGGCCCCGAAATTGTTGAGGATTAAAACCATGAAGACAACTATGACAGAAACCCGCCAGATTCTCGACGAGATCGAGGGAGCCTTGGCCTTTCAAATCACCATAAGCAACCTATACAGCTTGCAGGAATGCAGGATCACAACCCCCAGAGCAAGGGAGATTGTTGCCCGAATAAAAAGGATTAAAAAAAGTCTTGCAACCCCCGCGAGGCCACCTCAATACTTCCAAAAACTAGACCGTTACCACGAACTGTAATTCCAATGGACACGCTACAATATTGGCAAGCAATTGCCGAGGCAATGATTAAGATACCTGCACCGTCAGAACCGTCAGAACCTGCGATACCCCCCCATGCGTTCCCGTTAAAAAGCGTTAGATTTAGCGGGAGGATGACGGATAAAACAAACTTTACCAAACTCCAAGAACTTTGGAATGGTGTAGAAAAACCGTTAGAAATACAAACAGCAGGACACAGAACCCACAACTTAACCACTAAATTAAAATGACCATAAATAAACTCTATCCACCCTGCATACCCTATATCTGGATCTTCCTTGAAAATCTTGAAAATAAAGGCTTGATCGGAACTCCGCGATACTCTACCAGTATCTACCCCGCGCTTAAAAAATAACTTGAAAACTTCTTTTCACCTTGCAAGAATGCTTGCCAACAACCAACCAACCATGACCGATACAGAAACACCAACCACAACCGAAACGCCGATTGATATTCCACCATCACTCTCTTTTTCTGATGAAAAACTTAAAGAGATGGTAAAAAGAAAAAGCGATAAGAAGAAGGGACGCACCTTTTTGGGTCTCTATATTCCCAATGAGTTAAAGGACAAGATCGCCGTAGCTTCAAAGAAGGATCGTCGTTCCATGAGCAACTTTTCGGAAGACATTCTGGAAAACTATTTCGCCACAAAATGAGCGCACGATCACTTGCCATCACGATTTTACTGTTCGGACTCACCCTCCTTGCTATCCTCACCCTAAAATAATATGAAACCCAAGGGACTCTACGCAAACATCCATGCCAAGCAAGACCGCATCAAAGCTGGATCTGGTGAACGCATGAGGAAGGTTGGAAGCAAAGGCGCACCAACTGCCAAGGCATTCAAGCAATCAAAGAAAACTGCAAAGAAATAATACTATGGCAAGCGAAAAATGGCAGACGAAAGCTGGACAGAACCCCAAGGGGGGACTCAATGCCGCTGGCCGCGCCAGTTACAACAAGGCGCATGGGGGGCATCTTAAAGCTCCCGCCCCATCCCCAAAGACCAAAGCCGATGCAGGACGCAAGGCTTCTTTTTGCGCCAGGATGAAAGGGATGAAGGCAAAGCTCACAAGCGCAAAGACAGCTAAAGATCCAAACTCTCGCATCAATAAGTCCCTTCGGGCTTGGAAGTGCAAGTAACAACAACCAACAACCAAAACAAAATGACACTAGCAGAACTCAACAATCTTGCTCAAGAGATCGCCAACAAACTTGGACACATCTCACAGGAGCTTTTGATCCAGATCCATACCCTCGCCCATAGTGAGGATTCAGCCCCAACACCATCAACCGATGCTTAAAGAAATCATAGACGCAATACGAGCCAAAATGAAAACGGAAGCAACCCCAGGTAAAACGCTCATCAATACCCGCAAAATGTCCCCTGCTAAAAAGGCAATGGTCAAGTCGGGAGCAATCAAGGCAATGCCAAAAGGCAAAGCAGCAGGAAAGAAGAACAAGTAACCTTGCTCTAAATAGGACTCCCGTAGCCCCATGAACAAAGGCTACGGGAGCATTAGCAGCAGCAACCACGCAAACCGCAAATCATGAATACAACATTAGCAGTAAGCAGTCAACCCCTCCCTATCATTCCGATGGGGGAAATGGAGAGAATGGCTCTTGCCGTCTCTAAATCGGGTCTATTCGGCGTTAATACGCCAGACCAAGCATTAGCCCTCATGCTTGTCGCCCAAGCAGAAGGAAGGCATCCTGCTTCCGCCGCGAAGGAGTACCATATCATCAAGGGAAGACCAGCCCTTAAAGCAGACGCTATGCTGGCAAGGTTCCAGCAAGCAGGAGGATCAGTATCTTGGGAGGAGCGCACCAACTCCAAGGTGTCCGCAAAGTTCTCTCACCCCCAGGGCGGGGAACTGGTAGTAACTTGGACATTGGATGATGCAAAGACAGCAGGGCTTGCCTCTGGTGATAACTGGAGGAAATATCCGCGCCAGATGCTATCGGCACGGGTAGTTTCAGAGGGAGTTAGAGCAGTATTCCCCTCCGTTGTTTCGGGTCTATATACTCCAGAGGAGGTTAATGACTTTGATACCAAGGCTCCCGCCACCGTAGAGAAGCCTATCATAAAGGTAGAGCAACCTATCATTGCCGAGATCGTTGAGGAGGAGCCTGTAAAGGAGCTTCCCCAGACCTGTTACGATATGCTTTTTAGCATGATGGATACGGATGGGATCAGTGAGGATCACATCCTTCATTTCCTGTATGCAAAGAAGGCAATCAAGTCACGGGACATCTATATCTTTGATATAAGCGAGAAGATGGTGAACCGAATGATCGAAGTTTGGGATGAGATCAAAGCCTTCAAACCAGCAATCTAATGATCCGTAAAAACAAAAAAGCACTAAAATGACAAATGATTCTCAAAATATTACAGATATGAAAGCATTTCCAGTTTCTTGGAATGATGAACAAGATTTTCATGGCGGAATGAACATCAGGCATTATTTTGCTGCAAAGGCAATGCAGTCATTAATATCTAATAAATCAGAATATCTTACTGATTTTGATTACGATAGAGTTGCTTGGGTGGCATATCGTTTTGCAGATTCAATGATGGAGTTATTGTAATATGGACGAACGCAAAAGTAAACCATCAGCAAGCGGCTTCTCCCGCCTTGCCCTATGCGCTGGTAGCTGGAACCTAGAATCCACGCTACCAGAGCAGGAAGAGAATAAATACATGGTACTCGGAACGGATATTCATGCCGTCCTAGCGGATAAGAAAGACTTTGATTCCCTAACGGAAGAAGGTCAGGACATTGCAACCCGATGCTTGAACCAGTTGTCCGAGATGATTGGACAGTTGGATCTTGGGGAGAGAACCAAGGAAGTCATTGAAGAGAGATTTTGGTATGGTGATCTTTTCAGTGGAGCCATTGATCGTATCGACTTCTTTGGCGAGGATACAGCAGTGGTCACAGACTTCAAGACGGGGCGTGTAGCCCAATCTGGAGCCTCTGAAAACTATCAACTCCGCGCCTATGCCGTCCTAGCAAAGAAAGCATTCCCAGAACTCAAGACGATCTATGTCGCCATCATCCAGCCGATGGCAGGAGGCAAGACCATTGCAGAGTATACGGAAGCTGACCTAGCAGCATCAGAAAAGGAAATTGTTGGCATCGTTACTGCTTCTCAAAAGCATGATGCTCCAAGAACTCCTTCTCCAGACGCTTGTAAATGGTGTCGCGCCAAAGATATTTGTCCAGAACGCTATGAATTATCTCAAGCGGCAAACAAGCAACTTCAAGTTGTCTCTGGAGTAGTAGTATCCAAGCTCTCCAATGAGGAACTGGTCAACATTGATGACAAGAGCCTCGTTGTAGAAGACTTCATTGAGGAGGTCAGGAAGGAGCTTAAAAGCCGTCTTATTTCTGGTCAAAAAATTGCTGGACGATCCCTCACAAAAGGTCGAACATCCCGAAGTGTTCAAGATACTCTCGCTGCTTCCGATGCTCTTGCTGATGTCATTAAGCCGAGTGATTTTATGGCTTGCACAAAGCTATCAATCACGGCTTTGGAGAAGGCAATCGCAAAAGCAAAAGGCTTATCTGCGAAGGATGCGAAATCCGAGCTTGAGAAGGCACTTGGCTGGATTATCGAGTCAAAAGAGGGAGAACCATCCATCAAGCGTGAATAATGAAACTGGAGAACCAGATGAAGCTCATGCGCTATGGATCATGTATCGCGGAAGGGAATGGGTATGCCTTTGGAATGATAGCGGCTTTACTCTTTTCCCTGGCGATACTCGCGGTGCAACCAAGCAACACGCCGATCAAGTCTTTAAGTATCTTCATGAAGAAGGCTTCATAAACGAAGATGATATGCCCGAATCAATCAGTCAGTAAGCAGTAAACCAACAACCAACAACCACCAAAATGATAAAAGTAAAAGTCGATGTAACGAAAATCCTCAAGGACGAACTCTACAAGGGTGAGAAGGGAACCTATCTTGACCTTGTTCTCTTTGCGAATAAGAACGGTGAGGATGCCAATGGCAATCACGGTATTGTCAAGCAGTCCCTATCCAAGGCAACCCGTGAGGCGGGAGAAGTAGAGGCTCCTATCTTGGGTAACTACAAGCAGAAGGACTTCCAGCCCAAGGCAGCACCAGCAGCAAGGCCAGCAGTTCCAGCAGCACCAGAGGCTGACGACGATCTGCCGTTCTAGCCCAACAGCAACCACGCCATGACAAACGAAACCAAGAAAGCAACCACCAAGGCTCAACTCCTCCAGCTACAGGCAATGGATGAGTTTCAGCAGAGGGACATCAACTGTATCTTTGAACGGCTACAGTCTCAACAGGTCGATATTTTTGAGCATAAAGAAAATGTCGATCAGTTAAAGCATTTGATCTGGGCATTCTTTGTGATGCTGGTCATTGAGATAGTGGTCATCACCGCAATCGCCATTGTCAAATGAGATGCTCTTGTCGTGAAGTCAAAGGGGTAGATGTGATACCCCAATGGCATAATTGTGAGTATATCAATAAGCGTAACAGGCTTATTCCAGAGGCCGAAGAGAGAGCAATGCTCAATTCGGTAAACGAGAAGGGTCAGATGAACGAGATTCTGTTCACTCACCTATTCTCTAAATACATGGAAGAACTCGTAAAGAAACACGGGATCGTATGAGCTTTTCCGATCAAGCCCAAGCATATTGGGAGGGAGATCATATCCGCTACTTGGCTGAAGGGAATAAAGCACCTTCAGTCGAGGAACGGGTAAAAGCAGCCTTTGATGCAGGAGTAAGATCGGTTCAGCGTTCTTATTCCAATCTCGATGTCATTGGAATGGTAGACAAAACTCAAATCAACTTCCCAAGGACGGAAATATGAGTGAATCAATACAACCAGTAGAGGTTTTATTATCACCAACAGAGTTTCATGCAGTTGTGAACTCTGCTTTGTTGCAACTTACTTGCTCAACGCTAGATAAGCGCAATCATACATATACAATGAACAGGAACAAACTAGAAAGGCTAAATCATGCCGTAATAGGAGCATTGGGAGAAGTATCTTTTGCGAAGTTTGCAGATAAGTTTTTCATACCACAAATCAATACCTTTCATGGTGTTCCAGATTGTTTTGAGAATATCGAAGTAAGGGCATCAGACAAAAACCTCACGCTTATTACTCGTGATGACGATGATCCATCTAGGAAGTATGTAAAAGTAATGACCAATGGCAGTAAGTCACTAATTGTCGGTTGGCTTTATGGACATGAAACAAGAAAGAAGGAGTTTTTTAATAGCAGGGAAGGCCAAAGAGATTGCTGGATGGTTCCTCATAAGTTTTTGCGGAATGCATCCACGATTTTCGGATCACCTAAAATTGAAATACTAGATGAAGACTTATGGTAAATAGAACATTCAGAGCCAAGGCAAGCACGACCCGTCGAGTCGCGGGTACGATGAACAAGACAGAGCAAGCCTATGCTGCATTGCTGCAAAGCCGCAAAGATGCAGGGGAGATACACCACTACCAGTTTGAGGCTATCAACCTTAAACTTGCCAAGCTCACAAGCTACCTTCCTGACTTCTTTGTCATCCTGTCAAATGGGGACATTGAATTTCATGAGGTAAAGGGCTTCTGGCAAGGAACTGGCAGGGTCAAGATAAAGGTAGCAGCCGAGAACCACCCCTGGTTTAGGTTTGTTGCCGTCCAATATAAAAAGAAACAATGGTCATACGAGGAGTTTTAAAATGAATATAGAGAAAGAACCAGATATATGCCCCTGCTGTGGGCAAGAGATCCAGCTAGAGAGTAGCCGTAAACGGCGCAAGAAAGCCCCTGTGGATGGTTTTGAAACTTTCTGGTCAGCCTACCCCAAAAAGGTTGGAAAAGGAGCAGCAAGGGCATCATGGGCAAAGAACAACCTACCAGAGTTGGATGTCCTGCTGTCAGCCTTGCGGAAGGCAATAGCATCACCAGATTGGCAAAAGGAGATGGGAAAATTTATCCCCCATGCTTCTACTTGGTTGAACCAACAACGATGGGAAGATGAGGGCATGGACTTTTCAGCCCTATCACCCCTAAAGCAGACCATGTCCTCTAGGATTGGTATTGACGAGCAGGAGGCGGCAATCTGGAGGAAGGGTATTTATCCCTCCTCTTCCAATGTTCCTTTTGCAGAGTGGCCTTCAGATGTCCAGAGAGAGTATATAACCAGCATAAAATAAAACACCAACATGAGCATAGAAATAGACGATGAAACAATGAGCATCATAGCTGAATTACAGGAAGAAAAGATGCGCCTGACTAAAAGGATCAGCTACCTTGAGGGAGTATTGAGCCAGATAGAAATGTTCAATGCCCTTGGCAAGACCCTGCGGATCAGTGAAGCAATCCATTCAGCAATAAACCCATGAGTGAGGATCTTGACATGAACATTGTTCTAGCTTCTGGAGCAACAGGAGTTAAGGAACTTGCACTAGAGATCGTTACTGATACACCCCAGACGGATAAGTTGATTTATCCAAACGGTTGTATGTCAGCAAACTTGCTTGAACACGCCAGGACTATGGAACGCCAGAGGGATAGGGCTATTGCTATAACGGATGGCGTTATGGCTTGGGATGCCCCTGCTGATGCCCGTAAGTCCTATAAAGACTTGAGCCAACTAAAAAAAGAAATCAATGAGTAGGAACATCGACACAATACTAAATCAGCTTGGCCTTGAAACCCCAGACCTTCCCCCGATAAACAAGCGGGAGGCAATAGAGATGGGGCTAGTCAAAGGTCGAGAGATACCCGTAAAAGGCCCATGCGGTAAGTCTGTATTCACTTCAGAGTCCAAGTGTGATTCTGCCATTAAGAACAGACTTGAATCTGGCTTTGGAGGCACTGGATTCTTGCGGGGATATTTTTGTAGTGAATGTGCTGGCTGGCACATGACTTCATCCAACAACAAAAAGAATAAATGAAAGATAATATACCTCTAGTGGTTGCATACGGTGGAGGGACAAACTCTGTTGCCATGCTTTGCGGGTTCTTGGAACGAGACATTAAGCCAGAGTTAATCATCTTTGCCGATACTGGTGGGGAACTTCCACACACCTACAATCACATTAAAATGATGTCAGAAAAGACAAAAGAATGGTGGGGTATGCCTATTGAGATTGTTTCAAAAACATACCAAAAACAACAAACATCTCTTGAATCTGATTGTTTACGAAACAAAACATTGCCAGCATTGGCTTTTGGTTCAAAGGCTTGTTCAGTAAAATACAAATTAGAACCAAAACACAAGTTTGTGAACAAGTGGATGGAAAAGCGTGGATATAATGAGGTTATCTCTTCAGTTGGCTACGATGCTGGCGAGGGACATAGATCACTTGGAATTAAGCGAAACGATGTTGGGAAGGGTAGGTTTGAGACTTCTTGGTTCCCGCTTATAGAGTGGATGTGGAGACGACAGGAGTGCATTGAGACAATCAAGCGTCATGGGTTGCCGCTACCTGGCAAATCATCCTGCTTTTTCTGTCCCGCAATGAAGCTATCTGAAATAGTTAGGCTTCGGAAAGAATACCCAGAATACTTTGAAAGGGCAATTCAACTAGAACAAAACATGAATGTCAAGGGAAGGGTTGAAGGATTAAACTTTGGCGCGAAATGGAGCGAAATGGTAAACGCTGACGATGAGCAACTAAAAATGTTCCAATGGTTAGATGAAAATGATCCAACCAAAATTCCATGCGGGTGTTATGACGGTTAAAGAGGAAAAACAGGAAGAAGAATGGAATAAAAAAACCAACAACAAAAAGAACAAGTAAATCTAATGGAAGCTATAGCTCATACCACATCAATACTATTTGCAATTGGCATGATGGTATTCTTCTGGTTGATCTATAAAAAAACACGAAAGGTTTATCGTCGCGGCTTAAAAGCTAAAAGACGGTTACTTAAATACAAAAACAAATGAACGACACATCTTGGCTTGCGTACTGCGAAAGCCTCCAAATACAAATCGCCAAAGCTAAACTTGAAGTTGAACGCTATCAGAAGATGGCAAGCGACTTCCTGCTAGAAATGGAAAACATGAGATGGGAAATAAACCTACTCAAAGGGAAAGTAAAACCATGATCTTACCACTACTATGCACCGCATGGATGGCAGCAACCTCTGCTCAACAGCAGCCCGTAATTTATGTATCCAACCTATCGGCTACAGACAACAATGACAGTGGGGGCTACTACCAAGTAACGGTTCTACCACCAATGATTCCGCAAGATGAGTCTAGCATTCATCCAGTAGTCATGCCATATATTGAACCTTCAGCAATCAACTTCAACCAAGAATGAAAAAGCAACCACGCACAGCAGCAGGGCTAAAGAAGCACCGTTACTCCGTATCAGTCAGGATGCCCAATGGAATGGCCTACGATCCCGCCCAATGCGGTTGGATTGTGTACGAGAGCAAAGATCCCCGTATCAACTGGCAATGCAGTCGCAAGTCAGGATACGGCAAGAACAAGCTCTGGTGTCCCAACCATGCCGTAGCAGCACTATGAATGCTACTTCTTCACAAAAGCAGCATGGAACTCTTCAGCGAGTCCAGCAGCATGGACAGCAAGAGTCTTGACCCTCTCTATACCACCACTTTGTCCAAGCCTCTCTGGGGAAAGCTCACCGTTAGCGGCAAGTCCTGTGATGATTGCAGTCCAAGCTGCTTCCTTGGTAAGTAATTCCATAGTTACGCCATCCATATTAGTAGGTTTTTGAGAACTTGGTTCTGGGTTGCTCTGTGGCTGGAGGGAGGACTTTGAGGGGAGGGTATTCTTTCTCCTCTGATACTTCCTCTTTGGTTTCTTGCTCTGTGGTTGGTTGTTTTCCTGCATCATAATCTAGTGGTTCAAGTGCGCCATGCTTCTCAATGTATCGTCCAAGCTCAATGAAGAGATAGCGGCGGGAGTCCAACAAGTAGGCACAAGCAGCCTTGAAGAATTCGGATACTGGACGGTCGTTGTCTTCACCGTCCTGCTTCAACTGCTGAAGGACTGGATCGGCCTCAATATGAACGGAGAATGCTGCTGGTAGTTTATACTTGGTCATGTTTTTGCGTGGTGAAGATGTAAATAGAACTAAAATCAGCCCTTAAAGCAAGACTTTATTTCATTTCCTGCAAGATGTCCCTTGCCGAAATAGAGATGTCTTTCCTTTTCTCCCTAGCCTTTTCATAAGTGCTTCTTTGCTCATCATTCAAGCTATCCACAAATTCCTTCTGCTGTGCTTTGCTCTGGAACATATTCATGGTTGAATAACTCTTGCTGTAGTATTTAGCAATCTGCTCTCCCGTCTTGGTTTTCAGAAGAACTTCCATAGCGGCTTTGGCCTCTGGCTTGTTGCCGATATTCAACGCATGATTGAGATCACGGTATGGAGATTCCGTTGCAGCTTGCCTATCTTCAATGTTGTTTTCAGCCCTAAAGTGTCTGGCAATAGTATAGATACGGCTTTCATCACTTGGGGCTGATTCTGGTTTGATACCAAAGGATGACATTATCTGTTTCTGATATTGCCCCGCAAATTGTTCGCTAGGCTCGCCAGTTATAGCCTGTTTTCCAGCAGCATACAGAGTACCCGCAATAATAGGTTGAGGAACAGCATCCTTAATCATCTGATTTAGCATCTGATCTGGTTTGATCTGTTTACCCAAGAAGGTTTTTCCTGTCACAAAATCAGCAACAGGATGAGCCAATGTAGAGCCTTTTGATCTTAAATAACTAGATAATGTGTCAGTATAATTTCCAGTTCTCTCAAATCCTTTCATCAATACATGAGTTGTTTCTGCTGCCAAAGATAGGGGATTGAGAAAAAACCCTGGCCCTCCACTAATTATGTCTGGAATCCATGCACTCATCTTTGCGCCAATTCCTTCTTCTGGATTGTCCCAAGTAGGCGTACCCCTTGTGGCATAGTTGATAATCTGGTTTGCTATAAATTGAGCAGCAATCATTCCACCAGTATATCGGGCAAGAACACCAGCAAATAGACGCTTTCCTGTAGCGGCATCCGCTATTGCTTGTCCTGTCTGTTTAAGCGCACCTAATTCAGATCGAATCAATCCCTCTGACCATTGTGGAGCCAAAAACACAAGACGAGAAATATCTTGTATAGTTTTGCCTTTCATCAGTCCTTGCCTACCAAGACTTCCAAACTTGGTATTGAGATCCTTTGCGACCATTCTAGCAATCTGTTTTTCTGGCAAGCCTTTATAGGCATTGCTGTATCTTTGGAACTCCAAAAGCCCAACCTCTGCCATTGCTCCTCTCTGGAACTGACCGAATAGCCATTTGTTGAAGTCTCCGATTCCAGGGATATTATGAATCCAATCTTGGTGAAGTGCATCAGCAATCCTTCCTACATTGAATCCTTGATTGACCAGTAAATCTAAAACCCTTTTATTTTCAAGGAGTCCAGTAGCCCACTTTTTGGGTATTTCTTGCTTGGCAATCATCCTTTGAAGCTCTGGAATGGAATGATCAAGAAGTGTTGCTCCTTTCCTGTAGGATGGTATAGGAGCTTGCATCGTAGAAAGACCAGCAGCTTTAAGAATTGCTTGGTTAATTGCAACCCTACCCAAGTGGAATGTATCTAGAGGAAGAGTAATTCCTTTTCCTAGACCAGCAGCTTTAGTTGTTAACCTCCCGCCAATGGTTTCGCTAAACCAAGATGGATTATCTAATGCCTTTAGCACACCCTCATACCCATCCTTTACTGCCACATTCTGACCAGCAAGATGCTCTGTATGGTAGCCATCTGGAGGCTGTGGATAACCCAATTTGTTTGCTGGTTGAGGATAGCCAGATTTATTTGGTCTTATTACGAAAGGTATCTTGGTAACTATAGGCTTTCCAGAATTAGGATCAATTGTAGTTTTGAGTGAATCAATCCATGTGCGATAAGCAATAGCCTTTTGACCACTATCAATACGCTTTTGCAGAATATCAATTCCATCAAGGGATTTAGGATCAACGCCAGCAGCAATGGAATCAGCAAAGGTATCATGCACCCTCATTTTCCTAAAGCCTGTGCCTCCAGAAACACCAGGCTTGCCAAACATCATTTGGTTATCTAGGTCTTGGAAGTGAGGGAAATAAGCCTCCATAATAGGAGTATTAATACCATTGGCATTCTCTTCTCCAGCTTGTTGGATAAAGATTTTACTAACACGATCAGCCGTAGGGATCAGCTTTGCAAGATTGGTCTTGGCAAAATCAATTGCAGATAATGCTTTTTTCTGCCAATCGGGATCTGCTTTAGTGGAGTTTTTAAGGACTTGTTCCATCCTGTTCAACTCATTGATGTCCCCCTTGGCTTCTACTACAAACGGTAAAGCAACCCTTGCGTTACCCCTGTTTTTGTTTCCAATAAAGTCTCTGTTGATCTGGTTGTTGATCTCGTTCTTTGCATGAGTTGCTATGATTCCAGCAGCAGTCTCACCAGCATCACGGCTTACGGTAATTGCTTCTTTAGCTGGTTTGGATTTATAGGCAAATACAGCAGCCTCTTTAGCTTTCTCTACCTTTTTGCCAAGTGACCTTGGTAGTCTAATAGCTCCCGTTACTGATGCCTTCTCGGTAAAGGTTCCACCACCCGTGGAAGTGGCTTTATATGCTTTCTTTCCTGCTTCCCAAATCTTGTTTAGGTATGGGCGAATCCTATTGCCAAACTCCTCCAGCATATTCTTGGAGAATTCAGTAAAGGTCTTTATGCCTCTGGAGATGTGATGTGCAGCAATGATGGCATAGTCAGCAAGGTTCTCTGGATCAACGCCCATGTTCTGGCGGCCCTCCCTTCTCCTTGCATCTATACGATCCCTTGCTTCATTGGCTTGAAGTTCAAGGTTGCGTTTAGGCTCTACTTCTACTGGTCTTGAAACTTGCTCGGAAGGCTTTTCAACCTTTGGCTCCTTCCCTTCTGGGATTGTATCTGTTGGCTTTGGTTCTGGCTTTACTTCTTCTTTTGGGGCTTCACCTTGAGAGGGAGCTTCTTTGGGGACTTCTTCTCCCACTCTTGGCAATTCCACCCCTGCGCTTGGCCTCTCGCCTTGAGTGCGTAGCAGAGTTTCCTCTGGGCTTGTGATTTGAACGGCATTTGGTTTTTCGGTTGATTGTTTTAATGGCTTATCCAAAAACTCTTCTTTGTATTTTTCTGGGTTTTCTAAAATTGATTTAAGATCATTTAAATTATTTCTAGCATCATCCCATCTTTGTTCTCCAACAGCAATTGCTGCTTCTTTTGCAAGCCTTTGGGGTTCATTGAAGGTTTCTAATTTTCTATGCTCGTCTGCATATTTCTGGAATTTTTCAGAAAAGTCAGGTTTTTGAGAAGGCTCTTTGAGATCAGCAGATAATGTCCTTGGATTTAACCATCTTAATGCTTTTTCTATTTTAATCAGAGCCTCATCCCTTCCATAATCAAAACCCATTTTTTGAACTTTCTGATTCATCCTGTGCTGAAGATCACCAACTTGTTCAGCTATCATTTGAGGGATACTAGACCCAAGGTTTCTCATTGCCCTTTCTGGCTCTCCTCTTTGTTGATCTGCTAAATCTTCATATTTTCCAGCCAAAGTTTCTTCTGGAGTTTTTGGAGTTTCAGCGGTTGGTTCTACAGCAGGGGTTTCTCTAGCACCCGATACAGCTTGTGGGGCTTGCTCGACTACTGAAGATTCCTGCTTTGGGGGCGCAAATCTCTCATCACCTTGAGGCTCCTCTGGTTTGGGTATCTCTAACTCAATAAGTTCACCCCTACGCAATGCCGCCATTTGAGCAGCAATAGTTCCAGCTTTCTGTTGGAGTCCCTCTATCGCTGGATCATTTTCTGGTAACGCTTGCAGATTGTCGCTGACTTCTTTTAGCTGACCAGTAAGGACTTGGAATTGTTGATTTGATTTCTCTTGATCAACAGAAGAAAACTGTTTATCAGCATTATCTGATATTGCATTTTGCTTTTCATTAACTGCTGGATTGTCAGAAGGGTCAAGCCTTGGGGCTGCATTCGGGGAATGAATAGCACCAAATGTTCCCGTCATTAATGCCATAGGAATAGCTTGAATAGCCATATCCTTAAACTCACTAGGTACATATGGTTTTCCATTTATCCATGAATCAGTAACTTTTTGTTGCTCATTAATTGGCAATCCAGTAACAAATCCATACGCTCCCTGCTCAAGGAATCTTGCAAGTGGATTAGCAATTTTGCTCCTCATGGCAAGAGGGATGGCTCCAGTTACAGCAGTAGCCGTTGCGGAAGCAATGCCTTTAGCAGTTTGAGTAATAGGGTTATCGCCCTGTTCTGCTGATTGTTGAACTGTTTCAGCACCCGCTTGAGTAGCCATAGGAAGCATTGCTTGAATGCTTTGCTTTATATTGGGCATCAATGGTTTGACTACTTGAAATGCATCTTGTGCAGCAGCCTGTTCTGCACCAATAGAGCCTGTCATTGCCATATATGGAAGCTGTGATACCATTTCCCCAACAGGCTGACCAATTTGACCTCCAATTGTTAGTTCTTCAGTGGGCTTTATTGCTTCTGCTTCTACACCAGGTTTACCTAATCCAGTAGAATGAACTGCATTAATATAACGATTATAAATATCACTATTAACACCAAATGCTTGAAGTGTCTTATCTTCTAGATAAGGGAATATTCCAAGTCCCCGTGCCATCAGTTCATTGGTTTTTGCTAGACCTCCTACCAATCCTCGTTTAGTAGCCTCTAAAAATCCAACTTGTCGCTTATCTGATGGTTCTTCATCCATCATTTGCTGATAGATGTTTTTAGGCTGTGATTGTTGTTGCTCTTGCTTCAGAAGATCCGAATACACATTTGGCTTACTGGCAACTGTAGGAGACAAGGCTCCATATGCGTTTGCATCACTTGTATTTGGAGGAAGATTTAATGCCTCTCCATTAGGGCCAATATACGCTTCACTATTTGGAGCTACAGCATTTTGAGAATCATTGCTGGATTCTTGTAGAAGCTGTTCATAAATATTCTTTGCCATATTCCGTTAAGAATACACATTACGCCATCATAGTGCCAGCGTCAGTTTCGTCTTCTGTATCAGATTCAACTGGTTGTTCTGCAACCATGCTGTCATCTCCAGCATCAATGGCTCCAGTTTTTGGTTTAAGGTATTGATCAGCAGCCCCTTCACCAAATAACGAATTAAACTGATCTTTTGTATTTGGATTCTTTTTAAGATAATCAATTAATTTTTGTGGAGGAGTAGCTGCACCTCCCCCTCCTTGGACTGCTGGCAATACAGTTCCACCACTTCCACCACCAAGCTGGTCAAGTTCACTTTGCCATCCCTTTATCTTTTCTTGATCTGGCTTGCTAAACATATTCTTCTTGCCACTTTCAGTCTTAATATTGTTTTTAAGCGTATTAATCTTTTGAGCCGTTGAAAAATCTGGGGCTGACATGGATGGGTCTTCTCCCGCTGATCCAGTTGGAAACTGTGAAAGAGATCCCTTCAATTGATCCATTTGTTGTTTAGCCCTATTGTAGCCAAGAGAGTCACCTTTTCTAGCGGCATCATCCATCTTCATTTGAAGATCCTCTTGCATAGCCTTTGCTGCTTTAAGTTGGACGGGAGTAAGTGGCTTGATCGCACCAGACATCCTAGCTCCGATGTTTGCATATGTCCTCAAATTGTGCATGACTTGCTGGTTAGCCATGTTTGCCATACTAACAGCATGGTTTGCCATAGGAGCAAGTAGGGGGTTTTGAGAAGCAACCATGCTTGCTTGATAAATATTACTCAATCCCTCTGGATGACCAGATGCAATTAAACCCATGCCCGTCTGATACTGCTGCTGAAGCATTGGAAGCATTGCTTGCGCCGATTGAGTAGCGGCATGATTCTCAATAGCACTAGAGATTTGCTTGCCAAGTCCAAGCATACTATTGACAACCGATTGGTTGCCCTGCTGGATGTTTGAAAAATTTGCGTATCCTATAGCCATATTGTTAATTGATTACATTCCAGCAAATGGATTTCCAGAATAGTTTAATCCTGTTCCCACATTGGCAACACTAGAAAATGACGGTGTTCCATATATCGCTGGCAACGATGATTGTTGCGCTCCAAACCCAGTGGAAGCAAGTGGTGTTGAATATCCAGTTCCCATTGTTGGTGATCCAGACAAATTGCCAAGGTTATTAAGATAGCTTGCTTGGTTCATTGAATTCATTACTCCAAGACCCATGCTTGCTCCTCCCAATCCAGCATTGATAGCTTGTTGGTTTTGCATTTGCTGTGCTTGGTATTGATTCATTTGGGCTTGATACTGGTTTTCAGCCACACCCATGCCAAGTTGTGCAGTACCCATTACTTGTTGGTTTCCAAGCTGACCAGCACTCAAGGCTAATTGCGCTCCAGCAGTTGGGGAAACAACCATGCTGTTGGCAAGCTGTTGCCAAGTAGGTGCAGCACTTAATCCGTATTGGGAAAGACCAAGGGAGGTTTGCCCGATGTTCCTAGCAAAAGCAGAGGGAGCTTGTCCTCCACCAGTAAAGGGATTGTAGCCACCACCCAAGGATTGAGCAATTGCTCTCTGGGTATTCTGTTGAACATCCATTGGCACTTGGCCTTGGATATAGGAATTAAGTTGGTTTTGAGCCAATCCCCTTTGTGCTTGGGAGCCTGGAGTTACTTTGTTCTGAAGAGCAATATTTTGAGCCGTTCCTTGTTGAGCAAACAACTTGGAGAAATCCAGCATATTCTGCTGTTGCTCTTGCTGTGTGTTTGCAAACTGTTGTGCGTTTGGAAGGTATTGCGCCCCCGTGTATGCGCCAGCACCAGGGGGTTTATTCAGTTGAGATAACCCATAAGAAGCTCCTCCTGCCAATGCTCCAACAGCAACAGTAGTTCCAATCGTTGCAAGGGTTTCATATACTGGCATTTTTTGATGCCTGTATTCAGAAAGTGTTTGTGGAGGAGTTAAGAAACGCATGGCAATTCAAGTTCTTTATTTATCAAGCTAGGACTTATATCAGATTTCCATTGATTAAATCTAGGATCATTTTTATCAATCAAGGGATTATCAGTCCTTTCAGAGATATTTAATACAATTTCATCTGGGTTTTCAATATTTTCTGGGTTTGCATGGCAAGTTACCCAAGTAGTATCTTCAATATTGTATAGAAATCTTTTGGTGTTAGGTTTGGTTACACCATTATCGCCACCTTGATATAGTGCCTCTTGGACAAAGCCACCATCTTCGCCCTCTTTTAGGACGGCAACCTTACCACTTAAAATAAAGAAAGGGTGTGTTGTTTTATGCTTCATGGAAACAACATAGGTTCCTGCTGGCATGAATATCTTGCGAGTATACAGGCCTGGGGTAAAAGTATGCTCCAAAGGAAGATCAACCTTTGGGTGATTCCCTAACTCTGCTTCAATCCTATCAATGGCAGAAACTTTAGATAGTTCTAGTTCTTCCATTTTAGTAAGGCCATGAAGCACCGTCATCCCAAGCATATGTTGGAACAAGAGCATTAAGCATCATGTTGTTTTGGAACTGACGGATAACACTACCAGTAGGTTCTTCTTGGTCAGCAGTTTCTCTGTTTACCTCAAAGATAGCATTCTGTAAAGATTTGGCATAAAGCTCATCACTTCCCTTGTTCTCACGGTAGACAACTGCCATTACAGCAGAGATCATTGCCTCTGGTGTAAACTCTACTTGCTCTGTCAGATTGACAAGATCGTAGTAATTTTTCTTGCAGTATAGGATCACTGAATCCCTAACCCTTCCTTGGATGGCATACTTTCGGAAGGATGGATTGACATCATAAGGCTGGAATACAGATAGAAGCATCCTTGCGCTATTGTCTGGGTCATAGGCGTAAAGCCTCACCCTTCCATTGGTTTGAGCCTTGGTACAGGCAAAAGTTGTCTTAAAGAAGCCCGTGGAATAAGAGAATTTAGGGGGCATATCCAGCGTCAGTGTTTCACTGACACGGGTTCCGTAGGCATCCTCGCCAAAGAAAGTAATCTCCTTACCAGCATCAAGAGGAGATTCTGCCTCTACTGCCAGCCTGTAGGGAGCGAGTTCATAGTTCTGGAAGGTAATATGTTTGCCGCCAATCTCGACAAACTTCTTATTGCCACCATTCCATCCATAGGCTTGTCCCCAACCGTTGCCGTATCCACCACTGGAAGCGTCTCCCCATGTTGTTTGAGGAATAGACTGATACCACTCATTGCCAAGGGAAACAGGATTCCCATCAATCCAAGCGATACGAACTTGCTTGTATAGGCTAGGAAGCGTGAGGATGCCCTCTACGCACTTGATGCACACATATTCGCAAGTAGCATCTGTATCCGTTTTATTCCAGAGCAGGCTCCTAGCCTTGTTCATATACTTCAATTGCAGAGCTTGGTTACAAGTTCCGCTATTGCCAGCGTATGGACGAATGTCTTCTAGGATTTTAGCAACATCAAAGAGCATGATTATTTCATTGAGGTTCCACGACCGATGCCCTTGCCTGTAGCATAGCCACGGGCAACGGCTTTAGATGGGCCAGTTTGCTTCTTCATAGCACCCATTTTCAGAGAGGGGGAAGATTTTGCTTTAAGCATCTTCTCCCTCATCGTCTTTTGGGTAGCCATATTACAGCCAATCGCAATTAAACGGAGTACCACGACCCATAGCAGTCTCATTAGCGGGGCCACCAACAGAAAATGCTTTCTGGGTTTTCTCACCAATGGCTTTGATACGGGCGGTACTAGCGTCCTTGTATGCGCGGATAGCAGCAATATCGTTCTTGAGAGCCATTCTCTGCATTGGTTGCGGAGTAGGCGACTCGGAAACGATACCACGCTCCGTATAGTCGTGCGTGTATTGTTCGCCAGCCATATTACTTTTTCCCGCTGCGACCAGGGGAGCTAGGTTCGGGTTGGAGCTTACCAGAATAGAAGATGCCATTGAACGCAGTCCCTTTAGGGCTGTTGCTCATGCCTTCCTTGATAGTTCCGCGAGTTGAGAAACCTTCACTTTGAAGTTTTGGTTCCGTTCCTTGGGTTGTGTTTTTAGCCATATGTTTTTGGGGTTGAGGTTAGATTGAGGGGATACTAAATACTGACCATTGAATAGAAGTGATTTTGTCGTTTGTAACAATGTTGGAATAGAAAGTAAATCCAGTTGCAGTTTGTGTTCCGTCTGCCAAAGACCAATTAAATCCAGTTGTCGAAGGGGTGCTTCCTGCAACAAATGTCAACGCAATCTGATAAGATGCAGACGGCATTGCGGTTGGAAGAGAAACAGCATAAGTTCCAAGCCCAATAGTAATTGAATTAATCGTTCCTGTTTGACCAGCAATTTTACTAGAAAATGCATCAATCTGGTTTTGGATAGATTGAACGCTCTGCTGAATCGTAGTAATCTGCTGCGCAGTTACTTGCCCAAGGCCAGGGATATTAACCGTGGAGTTGTTAAGGAAAAGTGTCTGATAATTGTTAAAGACATCAGACCAACTTCCAGAAGGACACCAATTCGACGGAATGGTTGGAGACAGGATTTCTACTGGAGATGCTTGATTTTGCACGATTATTTACCTTTTAAACTATTTCTGTATTATTGGAAAGTATTTACTTCAACTATGCGATAGTAATTTAGGTCATTTACAGGGCAGCAATCAACTGGATTTGGGCCTTCAATCTCATCTATGGGGCAAGTGCCTTGTGGGAGATCAAGATTGTTGTTAAGATTTGCTGCTATCCTATACCTATCAACCGTTGCCGTTCCCTCTAATTGGACTTTGATTTGGAACTCGGCAGCTTCGGTTACAGGAATGCCAACCTCTGCTTCACAAGGAACCTCGTCTGGGGAAGTAAACTTAATCTGGTTATAGCTAGGAAGATTAACTATTGGCATACAATCTGGAGCCAATGGTGTGCAGTAATCAAAGCCTTGGCCTACTTTTTCAAGTAAAGGGAAGTAGCAGGGATAATTGTCTGGTTTGAATTGAGCAGAAACATTGATATGCTCTGCAAAGTTGGATAGCCAGATGTCTCCACCGATGATCTGTTTGCGGATAAATGGGGAAGATTTCTCTGACCATGTATGCCTCTTGGTAGTAAAAAAGCTCTTGATTTTAACATTGCCAAGGTCAATGGAATAATCATCCCTGCCAGATTGGATCAGTTCATAGATCCTATTGACATTATCTTGGTCAAAGGAAAACACGAATGCCCTTTGGACAGAGTTAATTTGAGCCGTGATCAATTGCGTAGGTTGTGGCCCCTCCCATAAGCCATCCCACCTAAAAGGAAGTCCAGCATTGGGTGCGTCTTGGGCAACGCGATCTACATCCAGAACGATCATTCCCCTATGTGGACGGTGAAGACCAACAACAGACGGGCTTCCTGTGGATACAGTAAAAGGAGATACGGTAGCAATAATGCGGTTATCAAAAAACATACCGCTGGCAAATTGCCTCATCCATCCAGTATCTTGATTGACCCAATAGTTCATCTCCCTAGAGATTTTCCTAAAGCCAAGACCACTGGAGAAGTCTACTTGGGAGTTGTTATACAAAGCCCACCCATCATCAGAACGGAAGTATGTTTCGTTGTTGATGCCAGTTACACTCCACGGTGATCGGCATCCCCTGCCAATAAGGGAAACCTTCTGGATATTGTTTGCTTGCCAAGTTGTTCTAGGTTGGGATAGATCAAGGGTAAAGCAGCCTCGTTCGCAAAATATTACAAGCTCACCCTGTCCTCGCACATTGATATTGAGGGATGACATAACCCTCATGCCAGTAATCAGACCAAGGTTTGCAGGGGGAGTAAAAGATCCTCCTTCAGCCCAATAAGTCTGCTCTGTAAAGTTTTGGGTATTGGAAGTATCCGTAAAACCATTTCCATAAATGATGTCAGAAATATAAATGTTGTTATTTGCATCACTGACGGCAACCCGTCCATAGGCATATGCCATGATGGTTCCTATTGGCATCTGTTGCTTAAAAGGATTCAGCCTAAAAATTGAATTGGGGGTTGCAGCCGTCTTGGTTGCTTTGTCTACAGATGTGGTTGCTGTATTAGACCAAGGAGTAAAAGAACCATCTGGATAAACGCTTCTTACTTGGAATGTGTAAAGCGTAGACGAAGCATCAACTATATATGTATATGACTCTTGATCTATTGGAACAACAGCAGTTGTATAAAAGGGGCTAGTTCCAGATTGAACTTGGATCTCTGTGCTTTTTGCTCCCTTGGCATTTGCCGTCCAAGTCAGATTAATGTTTGCCGTTATTTGTCCTTGCGCCTGTAAGTTTGTGGGCTTGCCAGAAAGATCGCCGTCCCATGCAATAGCATCTTGGTATCCGTTTTGGATATACACCCAATTCTCGGCTTGAACAAACCATGTATGCATCATGGATGGATCATTTCCATCAATAAGTTTATACAAATACCCAATGCCATTTATTATGGCGATATAGTAAATAACACCAGCAACAGAACAGATTATTCCATCTTTGCCACCAGAGGATATGGTTGTATATTGGAGCGCACCTTGGAAGTTTCCAGATTGGAAATCAGCCAAGATTGTTTCGTCTTGCCCGTAAGCAACTTGAATATCAAGCTGGATAAAGGGAGGTCGAGTAGCATTTGTTGCGCTCCTAAATGCCCTATTGACCGCTGTAGACAGAAACCCGTCTGGTAAGTACGAAGGGTTTGTGTCCCTATCACAAGCTAAAGTGAGGGTCTGACCAGCAAAGACTCTCCCATCTTGAGACATATTAGAAAATGCTTAATTTAAATCCAATAATGGAAAGCGTCGATGTTACAGAATAGGCGACATCTTGATTGATATTATAAAAAGAAGAACCATTTGGAACAAAGCATTCAAAGTTAATAGAAGAAGCGTATGTTCCGCTAGTTGAATAGAACGCTGCGCCATATGTTTCATTGGATTGAGGAACTACAGTTTGTGTGCCAGATGTTGGCGAACTAGATCCAAAGTCACTAATTTGAATTGTTACCTTTGGAGTTACTGCTCCATTTTGGAAGAAATTTAGTGTTGCTTGGTTTACAACTGTTGAAGATGGCAAAAATGAAGTAAGTGGGCCGCTATAATAAACAGGCAAACTTCCACCAGCGGGTATCGTTACAACAGAAACGGCATTGGATTTTCCAAGATTAACATTTCTTCCCTGTTGGTTGTATTTTGTTGAAATTCCAGCAGTAGAAGAAGCATTGGTATAGAATAGCCCAATAAGCCTGTAGTAATAATTGCCACCACTTGTAAAATTAACGGTAGATGGAATTGTTGGGCTTAAAGACGCAACTACATTAAACGCTGAAGTAACAGAGTTATAAATTGCATAAACATAGAAATATTTATTTGTAAGAGTGCTTGTAACATCTACTGATCCAAGTCCAGCGGTTCCATAGATATTTAATGGGAATATACTACCATTTCCATTTTGAACAATCGCACTATTTGGAGAGGTATTAGAAAATGGTTGAAATACCAAACTTCCAAAACTTACATTAACAGTTGTTGTTGTAGCACCAATAAGGCTAATTGCCTGTGCATCAATAAAAGCTGGAGTAACAGCATTTGCAAAAACAGCAGAATTAGATTTCCATGTTAAAACTTGCCCTTCTGTACCATAGGCTTGAGAAACAAGACCAGAAGCACCAGTTCCGCTTCCTGGCCTATAGACAACACCAGCATTTGGAACAATGCTCTCAATCGTACCCCAAGCAGTTGTGGCTCCTCCAGGGGCAACAACGGGGAATTGAGTTTCAGCAGAAAAGGATGGGTTGAATGCAACAAGCTGACCAGCAGGAGTGGTTCCTTGGATTGCCCCTACGGTTGAAGATGAAGTTTGCCCATAAGAAGTGCCATCTGGATCGGCAATATATATAGGGGCATTAGAAGAACCATCAGCCCATGCCGTTAATCCGCTTGTTTTCCCGCTATATGCAAGAATGCTGCTTCCTTTTAAATTGGCAGCAGTTGGAGAAAAGGTAGGTACGGTATACTTGCAGGAAGCAGAATCCTCGCCAACAACGCGAACAATGTTGCCCTCCCCCAAAGAAGAGCAAGTAGTGGGGAAGTTTGGGTTACAGGCAGGAGGTGCGTACTGGACAGTTCCTCCGCATCCGCATCCACCCATAGCATTATAGTTATTGCAGCAAGACATAGTTTTAAGTGTTTAGTGAATTTGTCTGGCTCTTATTACACCAGTTGCATTTATAGATCCAGCAGAAAATGTTGCTTTTGCAACTAAATAAATAGAAGTTGTCGTTGTAAGAACCAAACGAGTTGTTGGAACGGCTCCAGTAATGTTGAATGATGAAGCAATCGCTGTTACTGGAAATTGAAATTGCTGATTCGCTACTAGCGTACCAGAAGTGGTACTGATGCCGCCAATAAACGGATTAGCCAAAGTGGTAGTAGCTCCAGTGGCAACAAAATTAACATCAGCAGAAATATCCCATTCTCCAGCAATAAGAGAAATTGTTGAAGCGGTAATGTTGTCTGGTGATCCTGTAGAAAGAGATGTTGAAGTTCCTGTTGCTGTAACATAATTTCCAGCACCAAGATATGTAACAGAAATAGATGAATTAATAGGAAGATTGCTATAATAATTTACTATGCTTACGCTTCCTGTTCCTTCAATTGAATAAGTGTTAGCAAGAGTATTTGCAGTGTTGAATATATTAGTTGTATTTATAATTTGGGCAGTTCCTTTAGATGATGGGTATATTCTAACATTAATAAGTTCGCAGCTATCTAAAGTTCCAGAAAAACCATTGTTTCCTCCAAGGTTAATTCCTGATGAATTGATTATACAATTCTTAAAATATCCATTTTCTGTATCAGTAGCAATAGGCCCATTGATGGTGCAATCCAAAAGGTTTCCATTGATTATAATATCAAATCCATTTCCAAAAATACAATTGAATGCACTTCCATTAAAGGAATCATTAATAAATGGGGCATCTGAAGTGCAATTTTTAAGCGTTCCTGCAAGCGAATATCCTCCCGCACCAATAATTGTTCCAGAGTTTTCTGCCGAAAAATGAACATTATTAAATTCGCAATTTGAATTTAAGTACCTAGACCAATAGCTTGTAAGTGAATCTGGAGTTGGATAGCCAGTAACAGAAGTGGTGTATGTATTCTGGTAAACTTTTCCATTATAAAAAACCAAATCAGATGATGCGTATGTTGTAGAAATAGACCAATCTGTATAAACAGTCCAAGTTGATCCAGTGGCATTTGGAGCAACATTTGCCGTTATATTTGATCCTGTTTTGTTTTGATAAACAATTCCGTTATAAGATACCAACCTGTAATTTGCGTATGTTGCATTTACCCATATTGGTACAGCAGTCCAAGATGCATTTGTGCTAGGATTTGCTTGACCTGATGCAATAGTAGACCCAGAAAGGTTTTGGTAAAGCGTTCCGTTATAGTATACATATCCTCCAGTGGAGGACGATGGAACGGGATAAGCAACAGATGATGACCAATTACTAAATGTTATAAGAAACCCGCCAGCTAATAATCCCGAACCCAAAGAACCAGATCCCATTATTGTAATGTTTTCAAAAGTAACCCAATCTGGGTTATTATAAACAAGATCAAATGTTGTTCCATTAACGCATTTAACTATTGTGCTTTTAGATGATGATTTTCCAATTATTGTTGAAAATGGATATGGATTAGTAACATTTGAAGTTGATGGGATTGAATATACGCCAGCTTCCAATTCTATTGTAAATCTATTTGTTGGGCTTTTTGCATTACCATAAGGGGTTGCAGAAGATGAAGCCAGCATTGCGTTTACCAATGACAGTCCATTTATGAATTCTCCTCCGTTTGTGGTATTGTTTGCAAGAGTCCACGAAGCATTTGCATCAGGCGAATATTGGAATGCAGAAATCGTTGTTCCAGAAAGATTCCGATATGTGTTTCCATTGAAATACACATAAGAATTTACTGTGTACGGAATATCATAAGTCCAAATTGGTGCGATTGAGTTTGACTTTACTGTGATTGATCCAGCATTTCCAGATACATCAAATCTTTGAATTCCAGCTTCATCTGTATTATTATATTCTTTTATTACTTGCTCTTGATATAAACAATTTGTGCTTCCAATGTTTTTGTAAATTATGTTGTCGTGAATGTAAACATTTGAACATGGAGGAGTTGCTATAGTAAAATAACCAGATTGCTGGTCGGAACCATTGTATCCGCGCACAACATTGTTTCGTATCTCAAGGTTTTTTACGGCTGTTGCATACAATGATATTCCATTGAACCCACCAGAATCCGTGTTATTGCAAAGGTAGAATACATTGCTGTCAATAATGCATCCCGTAAGAGAGCTTGCTCCTACATAACTTCCGTTTGCATCGGGCGCATTGGAGGAATTTGCAGTTCCAGAATAATCAATTCCTATTGCTCTTCTACAATTAACAAATTTATTATTTTTAATTGTTAAATTTCGGTTTTGCCATGAATCGCCATGAATTCCCTCTGAAAGATTTACAAAAGTATTATAACTTATTTCTAAATTATCAAAAATTGCCCCACCAATAGCCCCAAATCCTCCTGCTAAATTTCCATTTCCAAGCGCATAGTTATTTGTAATTTTTCCTGATGCATAATAATATGTAGTTCCAATATTAATTCCACCAATAGAAAATACTGTTGTATAGCATTGGGTTTGACCAATATTATTTACTAGTCCAGATGCCTTACAGTTTGAAATAATTGCATTCGTTCCAGTAATTACAACTGGAAAACTTTCTTGTCCTGTAACTACATCACCTCCAAAGTTTATAATATTGCAATCGGTGATTTTTGAATTAATACAAAGTGCATTAGCTCCTGTTCCTGTTCCTGCTATAGAAATTAAATCAACCTTGGAGTTTGCTTGTTTAAGATTCTGCCAATTACCATCTACGGTTAATCCGCTTATTGTTACATTATCACCAAACGCAGAAATTACTTTGGTGTAAGTACCACCATTTACAGATGATCTTGCATTCAATCGAATTGTTGTTGTGTTTGGCCCGTCTCCAATTAAACCTGTTCCATTTGGCAAAACAATGCCATTGGTGTAATATGTTCCTTCAAAAAGTTTAACGACACAATTTTGCGGTATGATGCAATTAATAGTATTTGGGTTTGCAAATAAAGCATCAAATTTTACTTGCGTAGATCCGTTGTATGGGTCTGCAATTGTTCCTGTTCCTGGCGCATCATCAGATCGGGCTGCAATGTAGTAAGTTTTTGCAGAGGCAATTGGTATAAATGGTGAAAATACTGTTTTAGCTAATACCCCAGTTTGAGTTATTCCAATTACATTATAAATTAAAGAACTTGAGACATATTGAAGGCTTGGAAGGTAAATGGGAGATTGAACTGATCCATCTGCCCATCGTGTCTTACTGCCATCAAAAACAAGCCAACTAGGATTAAGCGGCAAATTCAACCTATTGATTTGACTGCCGTTTTGCCAAACAAGCGGCCCTTGCCCTTGCCCTGTGGGAGGAATTATACTGATTGGAACTGTATTGTAGCAGGGCATAATTAACGGTACTTTAAATTTTTATTGAAAAAGTGCAAGATTTTTAGGCCGTATAGTTACCAGAAGAATAGAAGTAATGGTAGATATACCCGTTGCCATTAGTGGCATAGATGGTTCCTGTTGCGTTGGAGCCAGGATCAGATGCCATCGTATATTTAAACTGTGAAGGATTCGTGACTTGGATTGTAAAAGTCCCGTTATAGGCAGACGGAGAAGCCCCGCTTATCGTAACGCTATCTCCATTCTGAAACTCATACGCAACTCCCGTTGTGCAAATTGCGGTAGTGCCAGTGTGGGTAAGAGATGTTGCTTGTGCGTACTGTGATATGGCAACTATGGCTCCTGTTGCGTTTGAAACTGGAGAAGATGCCATCGTGTAGGTAAATATTTTTCCATCAAATGGATCGTTTGTAATGGCAAAAGTTCCATTGTATTGGGATGGAGATGCTCCAGAAATTGTAATCAAATCGTTGTTTTGAAAACCCGTGTTGGTAGATGCAGTTGCTGTAGCCGTTGTTCCAACATGGGTCAATGTTGCTATAGACAAATTAGAAACAACAGTTCCTCCAGTTCCTCTTTGTGGGCCGCGATAACGGATTACAACAATTCCAGTTCCTCCTGCTCCTCCAGTAGAGCCATAAGCTCCACCACCACCACCACCACCAGTATTAACATCACCAGTATCTCCATCAGTATTTGTGTTACCGTCTCCCCCGCCATAATCATTGGCTCCATGTCCAGCGGTAATTGAATGAGTCGTGTTTCCACCACCACCTCCACCCCCAGAATAGTTTTGTCCATTATACCAAGTATAACCATAGCCACCATCTCCAGATTGGTATGTTCCACCTCCAGCACTATTCCCGTTTGTTCCAGATGTGTTAAATCCTCCACCACCTCCAGCGGCAACTTGATAAGCAATTCCATTCCAATATCCATTCCCTCCAGCTTGTCCGTAAACTCCACCAGCGCATCCTACACCTTGTCCTGTTCCTCCACCTCCAGATCCAGCGGTGCTGGAACATTCTTGTTGGACACCACCAGTAGTTAGAATGTCATCTATTCCAGTTCCACCATTTGCGCCATAGCCACCTTGTAATGCTATTTGCGAATTGAATCTGCTATAATTGTTACTTGCTCCAACAACAACTGGATATACCGTTGTGGGCAAAACGGCACTGTAAGAATTTAGGCTTACCCCTCCACCTCCACCTCCACCAAGATTATTTCCTCCACTTCCACCACCCCCAACAAGGAGCGATTGAACATAATAAGGAGTATTGGCAGTTAATTTTATTAAGCCTAAATTATTAATAGACTGAACTAATGCCAGATTGGGCATATCAATTTATTTTATAGGCTATAATTGGGCCACCACTTGCTAGTCTAATAGCAGTAAAATATCCATAGATCACAGTACCTTGAGGCAAGAAAACTCCAGCAATAGGATCACCATTAAGAGTGCCGTGTGAAAGGCTTTGAGTAAGCGTTGTCAATGTTGCTCCACCCGTTCCAACAACTTGAACTGCATAATATGCTCCAGTATATTGAGTTGTAGTATTATTAATAAATGTAAACCCATAAGATCCGCTTGATTTATCAGTTACTGCAATATCAGCAGTAGCAGGTTGATAAGAATTTACAGACGAAAGATTGTATCCCAATCCGTCATCATAATAGATTGTCAGCTTATCGGTATTTGAAGCACCTTCTAGGGCAAGCGTGGTTCGTAGAACCAATACGCTGTTTGTTCCTTGCGTATAGGACAATGGGCCAGTTCCATTAGCAAAGTCATAAAGCAACTGACCAGTTGTTGCGTTTGATATAAGTAGAACTTGCGCTAATGGAACATTAATTCCATTGAGAGTAATTTGTTGGGTTGCTACATCAAAAGTGTAGTTTGTGCAAATCTGTTTCATAATTTAACCTAATGCTATTGCATATACTATTGCAATATTTGCAACTATTTGCTGATTCTGTGGATTTGGGATAAGCGAAAGTTGTTCTCTTGAATTAAGAGCCAAGAGGAACTGTGCGTTTGTTGGGGAATCGTGTTGGACGGCAGTAAGCGTAATGGGATTTTGTGTAGACCCATCTGCCACTACAAAGTTTTGACCATTCCAAGTCTGGAGTGCTGGATTTAAGCCAGGGACAACGGGATATTGGCATCCGCAACCACAATAGCTTGTAGTGCCAGCAAGCCCTGCATCCCCACCACAGCATTGTCCATTGGAGTAATTCATTTAAGCAAAAGTTTTAATCATTAAGGCATCACGATTCAGCCAGCCTCGGAGATTATTCCTCAAATCTGGCCTCTTGTCAGCAATTTCTTTATAATGCTCATCATTATATTCGCCAATCTTCAAGCAAAGTAAGTGAGCATCTTCTTGGAATGCTGCTTTCTCGGTAGCGGGGCCGATCTTTCCATCAATATCAATCTTCACTCCAAGTGCATTTATTGACTTCTGGAGAATCTTAAAAGCAACCCCTAGCCCTTCATTGACAGCAATGTTGGCTACTTCCTCACCAACCCCTTGGGGTAGAAGGTCAGCCCTAGATTCAGCCCAATAGGAATCATGGTAAATATCAGCAATCCACTCTGGGGCAGGATTGTCTGGCAGATGGTCATACTTTTGGGTAAGTCCACAGAAGGTTATTCCAGCACCGTCATGGTCATCCTCTTTCAAGATATTTCCATTGCGGTCTAGCGTTGCCTCTACTTCACAGATGAATTTAAGCCACTTGGTAAACCTAGCGGGGAACTTGCGACTAGAAGCGTCGAGGATGTCCTGTATCGTCATGGAAGTTTATCTTGGGGAACATTGTCCTCAAGGGCTTTCTGACCAACCTTGGCGGCTCTATTGGCTGTAAACAGGGCAACAATCCATGTCAACGACCCAGAAGGGTTGAACGAAGCATTGGGATTATTCAGATGCGAGTATATCGTGTATCCAATGACCAATACAAATGCTATAAGTATAGCAACCTCCCAGATAACGAAAGAAATCCTCAAACTAGAAGGCGTTCCGTTTGTCTCACTGAATAGCTGCTTAATGAAATCCATACGATCAAAGGAAAAACTTCCAAGAGGTTTTAAGCCCAAGATACACAATCACACAAATAACAGCAGAAAACGCAAGCAGCCTCCAAAACCAGATGATCTTCAAATCTTGATAATGCTTTTCCCGCCAATAGTTAGCGTCTTTCTGTGCCTTTACAATTTGCTCCCCCAAATCATTAACCTTAATAGAGTAGGAATAGAGGCTCTTTATCGCCCCATCCAAGCTGTTATTGAGTTTCTGTGCAGTCTGCTTGCCCTCTACTGATACATATTGGTCAAGCTCCTTGGCGGCAGCACTTGCCTCATCCAAGTCTTTGACTACAGCAGCAGGAGATGGAGGGTAGTACGCTTCTTTCTTTACTGAAGCACACCCTGTAATTGCAAAAGCAAAGACAATTGCTAGAAGTCTCATTTCCTAGAATTGCGAACACCCGTATAAATAGCAATACAGCCAGCAACAAGGGACACAATAAAAGTAACATTTTGTAACCACACATGAGAATTGTTCAGAAATGAAACAATAAGCGTGATCAGAGAAATCAATGCGCTATTGGAAGTTGTACCCGTATCCGATGTTGGGCTAGGCGTAGGGTTCATCTTTATTCTGAAGCAACAGATGTAGCAGCGGCATCAACAGGAGTAACATCAGCAGCAGGAGCATCAGCAATAGGAGCATCAACAGGAGATTCAACAAAAGGATTCTCTGGAGCTACCACAACAACTGGTTCAACATAAGGCTGAACTCCTTTAAGCAATGCCTCAAGGACTGTTGCTGGACTATCACCAAGCAAACTAGCTACTTGAGCGTCTACCATTGTATCTGTAAACTGACCTTGATTAACATAATCTTGACCAGACCAAAGGATAAGATTCCTTCCTATTTGCTTAATTCTAGCAATTGCCGTTTTAGCATTGTTATCATAAGTGATAGAATAATCCAATTGAGAAAGACTAATTGGAGGGCGAATTGCTACAACTTGTTGAGCAACATTAATAGTAATCGTAGATGGGAAAGTGATCATAAGATTAACCAAAAACTACAAATACTGTAGTGGTTATGCTAAATGCAGTTACATTAGTTGTTGGGATGCCATTTACAGGAAATACAAATGTTCCTCCAGGTGCAATTGGGATTCCAAGTGTTGCAGAAGCCGTTCCACCAGTAGGATTAACATATAAAGTATTTACTAATCCAGTATTTGATACAGAAAGATATGTTGCGCTTGTTGTTGCTGATCTGATTATTGCCGAACTGGTTACGGTAACAGTTGAAGTAGGCGCAGTAAATGTAAGCCTATTTCCATTTATTGTTCCATTTGTTCTTATTGCAAACAAACCATTTGAGGTTGCATCATATCTTGCATCCTGTCCAAGCAGTTCATTATCGTTTGAGTCATACAAATCACACTTTAAGCTGCCGCTGCCACTTGAAGATAAAGCATTTCCAGTAGTGTCATTAATATTTACAGAAACTTGTGTATCTGAATTTGCTATATCAACTTTAACATTTCCGCTACCATCTAAAGGCCCAGTAATATTAACATTCTCTGCTAATCCAGTTTGGCCTTGGATTGCACTTACAATCTGCCATCGCTGTTCATCAGCGGTTGTTCCTATAAAGTCTTGGAAATCAAGTGGAGTAACAGTAGCCATAAAAATTTAAGGTAGTATAGCGGGGGGTTTTTACGCCCCCCGCAATACAAGTTTTAATTACTGAAGAATACCAACAACATAGACATTACCAGTGCAAGCACCGATTCGTGCAGCAGAATCAGTGGTTGGGGAACCAGATGAAGCTGAATTTGCAATAACAGGGTTGTAGAACGAGATCGTGTTTGCTGAAGTATTAATTGCTGTGATCGTGAATACACCATTGTAGGCAGTATTTACGGAAGCAAGTTTAACGCGAATCTTTGATCCAGGCGTATACGAGGCGGGAACACTCGACACATTGATGGTCGAAATGTTGTTTACCGTGTAGTAGCTAATCGAAGCCAGCGTTGGGACAGCCAACCTAGTAAGCCTTACGCGAAGCGATTGGGTGGAAGCGGCTCCAGTTCCATCAGTGGTAGCGACAGGAAGGCCACCAAGCACATAGGATGGAGAAGCAATCGTCAAAGGCTGTTGCGACAGATTTGCGGTGCTGTTGTTTGGGGTAAGAACAGTAGCACCATCCAAGGTAGCAGTAGCAACAATGTTTTCACCGTTTNTACCANTATCAATAATGATTTGGGCAGTAGTAGTGAGTGCGCCAATCACATTTGTATACTCAACAAATGCAGAAGTTGGAATAAACACTTGCTCATCATACTCAAGTTGACCAATCGTGAAATCGGTTTCTGTAGTAGCACCAACAAATGGTTGGGTGAAATCAATCTCGTATGGGCCGAAACGAACCACAGTGAGATTGTTAGGAACAGGCTTTAGGCTGTTATTAGCGGGGAGTGTATTAGGCATAATTTTGTTTTGTTAATTTTTAGTAGAAGCTAGGGACATTGTAAATGACATTGTTGAGCGTGTAGCTAACCGCTGCGGTAACAGTAGTTGGAGCAACCGTAATAGCAGTATACAATGGGCCATTCCCATTGATGCTGACTGCACCAGTGTAAGAAACACCGTTAATCACTACAGTTCCACCAGTAGGGGTAGAAATCGACCAAGTAATGGCCGAAGTAGGAATAACGAAGGTATTTCCAGTTGTTACAGCAACGAAGTAAGGAGTCAAGGGTTGCCCCGACCCTGTATACAACAGGGCGGGGGCATTCAAGACATCCGATGGGGCGTAATCGCTAGAGTTCATCGTATGTTTAAGTTACTTGGTTAGATGGGCTGGCTAACAACGCTGGAGCAGACGAAGCAATCTGGCGTTGCATCTGGCGCACCTTGAGGTGACAGAGTGCAAGGAGCAGGGATGATAAGACGGCTGGTGTTGAGCCTGTGAAGGATCGAATGCATAAGCGTAGGATCTTGGAACTGCATTCCCATACGGAACTGATTCCAGAAGAAGCCTTGATCACGCTTGATGTTGCACTCCCAATCTGGGTTCTTCCACTGCCAATCGCCAGCGTAGTTCTGGGTCATGCCTTGAGCCTCACCGATTCCACTCTGGGAAGGGCTGATCCACTTGATCATGGCCTTGTTCACCCAGGGGTTGGTGATACCAAAGTCTGCATTGTTGTAGGCAGGGTTCTGAACATACTTACACCCAAGCTCCGTGGTAACGGGGATATAGGGAAGAACGCGAACCAGACGAGGCCAAGTTGCAACATTGGTAGCATCAAAAGTGGAAAGAGTATTGTTATAAGCATAATCCACAGCAAGACGAACACCGTTGATGTCGTTGCAGAAAGCGTAGTTTCCGATAACGCGATCAATACCAAGGGAGTATTGAAGC